TCGACGCGAACAATGCGGCCTCGGCAGTGCGGCGCTTCACAAGCCCCGGCAATTGCTGCCCACCAGCGAACACCCAGCGGGAAAATTCAGCGGCTGCACCGCTGTAGTCGCCAGCATTCAACTTCATCAGCAGCGTGGAGCGCTCTAGGGCATTCGCGCCAAGGTTGAAAACGAACGACGTGAGCGCGTCTATCTGAGGCTGCGATAGCGGAACCGTCACCAGCCGGCGAACAGCGGCCTCGGCCTCGGCAGCGTCTTCGCGTAACCACGCCTCGGCCTGCTCCTGCGTGCATGTGTCGCCTTGCGAGACGCCGCGCGTGTGCCCATACCCAATTGTCCAGACGCCAGCGGCGTCGGCATAGGCAGCTAGTCGGCAGCCTTCAAACCTGCGCAGCAGATCGAATCCTGCTGGCGTCATGCTGCACACGACCTATAAAATGGCGAGGTCCGCGAGTGTTGGAAGCACTGCGCGAACCTCTGACCAATCAGCGAAAGGACCGCTTCATGGCTGACGCCGACTTTAGCGCCGAACAGGCGCGTGAAAAATTCTCCTACGATCCGACGACAGGTGTTTTGTCGCGTGTAGATTCGCGCCGGTGCCCCAAGGTAGGCACCCTTGACACGAAGGGATACGTGCAACTTCGCGTCATCGCCGGAAAGAAGGTCATGGCACATCGGCTCATTTGGCTTTACATGACTGGTGCGTGGCCTGAAAGCCAAATTGACCATATCAACGGCGTCAAGACTGACAACCGATGGGCGAACTTGCGGCAGGTCACACCGTCCGAGAACTGCCAAAATAAACCGCGAGCGCGTTCTGATAGCCAGAATGGCTTGATGGGTGTTCGCAAAACCGCCAAGAAAAATGGTCGGTGGAACGGCAAATGGTGCGCACGAATTGCCGTACCTGGAGGGAAACGAATTTCCCTCAAAGGCTCCTACGCGACTCCAGAGGAAGCCCACGCTGTGTATCTTGAGGCCAAGCGCAGATTGCACGCGGGTTGCACGATCTAGCGACGACAGCGCATCGGCGCACTGCTGCCGAAGTTCAGCCGGGGTTGCCATAGATCACCCGCCCCGCCGCATGCAGCAGCACCGATGCGGCCAGGATCAGCAGCGCGCCGGCCATCGTTACCGTCATGTGCACATCCCCCACCGTCGCCAGAATCCACGTCAGCCGGCCGGCGATGAGGCACAGCGCCAGCAGCAGCAGCCAAGATGCCGTGCGGATGGTGATGTGCTCAGCTGGGGGGGCTTGGATGATGCGCGCGATCTGCGCCACCATCGCCGCGAGCATGGCCCCGGTGACGATGGCGTCCAGCACCTCGAACCCCTCGCCCACTGGCCCAGCCATCGGCTGCTCGATGCCGAACCACGGCATCAGCACGGCGCACGTTGCCAGCACGGCCCAGCCGACGCCCTCGAAGCGCCTGACGATGGCGTCGATCCAGTGCATGCTGATCGTCATGGTCAGCGCTCCACCAGTGCGCGCAGGGCACGGGCCAGGCCATCCTTGACTACCCAGACCGCAGCGACCACCGCGCCGATCGCCACCGACCAGCTGCGAACCGTGGTCCACAGCGTGCGTTTGAACTGGTCCTCATCCACCAGCCGCACCAACGCATCGACGTGATCGGCCAGGCGGTCCACCGCGTCACGCTGGGCGACGGTCAGGGAAGATGCTTTGAGCATGGAGATATCGGCGCGCAGGGCGGCTATTTCTTCGGCCTCGGTCATTGTTTTGCTCACCAGACGATTGCAGACACCTCGGCCGCGGTCGTCGCCGCGGCGATGCTTTCCACGCGCGCCCGCAGCCTGGCCAGCAGCGTGCGCTCCATGTCCTTGAGTGCCGTCCACAGCGCGCCGGCCTTGGGCTTCGTCAGCAGCTCGAAGCTGCCGTCAAGCAGCTGGATCGGCACGTCCACCCAGGCGGACGCGTCGGTGGCCATGGCCTGGATGGCCAGATAGCGTGTCCACGCGTCGGCGTCTGTCGGCGCCACCTTGGTGCCCACGGCGACGCCGGCGCGGCGGGCTTCGTCCCACGCGGCGGCCATGATCTGCCGGCGGTCGCGCTTGATGGCGGCCAGCGTGGGCGACGACACCCAGCGCTTGATGCCGGCATCCCACGCCCAGGTCTGCCATGCGTCATTGGCCGGCGCGGGCGGCTGGTAGTCGATGACGGGCGGCGTCCAATCATCCGGTGCATCAGCGGGCTTTTGTGACGACACATCGACGCGCTGCGATAACGGATCAAACTCGCCTTCGACTGACGCGACGCCATCAGGCAGCAGAAGCGTGCCGCTGCATCGCCCGCCAGTGAACAGGCCGGTGGTGGTGTTGTAGACGCTTCGTAGCTTCATGGTCAGCGCTTCACCATCGCAAGCCGCAGAGTCGATTCGCGCCATTGAGGCGAGGCAGAAGTGACCATCTTGCACGAGTACAGCTTGAACGTGAGGGCCACGCCGCCTGTGGCTGAAAGGAGGGCCACGCCAGTGTGCGGCTGGAACTCCCCATAGGCTCCACCGGCCAGCTTGAGAAGCTGCGTCTCAGACCCGCCCGATGGCGTCACCGTCCACAGCCCATAGCTGTTGTAGGTCACGATGTCGAGCCACTTCACAACGGCAACAGCCGTCGCCTCGATAACGCAATCGACAGGCGGCGTGACGGTAAACGAGCGAATGAACGTGCAGGTGCCTGTGGTGCCAAAAATGTTGTTGATCGCGTCGTAGTCGAGATAGGTCTCGGTCGCCGCCCCAGGCTCAAGCTGGGATGTCCCGACGGTCAGCACCCGCCCCCCGCCGCTGCACATCGCCTGGCCGTTGACCACTTGCACGGCCACGTCCACCCAGGCGTTCACATCGCTGCCGCCGGCCCCGGCGTATGCCTCGAAGCCTTGCCCTTCTCCGCATCCGCCGACGCCGATCAGGATGTAGGCGCTGCGGTAGGCAAAGCTAGACGATCCGAACACGGCGCGCGATGCGCCGCAGCGGTACATTGCGGCCTCGAGCCCGTTGCTGAGGCGGTTTGATTGCGGCTCATCCCAGGTGAACACGACCACGATGTAGTCGCTGCCGATGGCGTTAAGTGCCGACGCCATCGCGGCACATGACGCGGCTACCGTGCCGTGCGAAACGCCATTCAGCGTGTCGTAGCTGCCGACAGCGGTGTAGGCCCCAGTGGAGCGGTTGATCTTGCCGACCGTGTAGGGGTAGGACACGCCTTGCTGCCCCGTGTTGGTCACCGCGTCGTACACGCCAGCGATAGGGCTCGGGTAGCCTGGATAGGACGTGCCGCTCAGGTGGGCGCTGTAGCCCAGTGTGATCGCGCGGAACATGCGACCCATTGACGCTTTCCCGTCGACGACGTGCGACAGGTAGACCATCTGGCTGACGGCGCCCAGGCTGTTGCGGGCGCGAGCCGAGATGGTCAACAGGTCGCCATCATCCACGCCGTCTAGATAGGCTTGTGTGGAGTCGCCGGGCACGCTGGTCTGCTGCCACACACCACCTGGGCGACGCCACGCAATCTCGACAGCACCGCCTGCACCGGCCACATACGGGTCGGTGATTGCGTTCCACTGCACGAGCACACGCGGCACCAGCGGGCTGCGCCCGCTTTTTTGGATCGTCGCGTAGCTGCTGCTTGCGCTGACGCCAGTCAGCGACGCCACCGTCCACGGGCTCGGCAGACCGGTGTTCGGCGCAGGGTCGGCCGTCACCGCGTCGGCCAGGTCGTAGACGGCCGCGGCGTCCTCCTGCAGCGTCAGGATCACCGCCGTGGTGTCGCCGAATTGCCAGTCGGTGACGCGGAAGGTCTTGGCGCTCCATCCGTATTCGGTGGACGTGACGGCCACGCGGTCGCCGATCTGCAGCGGCCACGCCTTGAGCTTGGCCGGGAACCTCACCATCAGCCCGTCTCGCGCCTGCTCGACGCGGATGCGCGCCAGGTTGGCCGCGCGCACCTTGTTGTTCACGTAGGGCAACGACACGTCTTCCCACAGCGCCTGCCCGTCGGCCGCCAGGAACGTCGCGTTCTGGTACGGCGTCATATCCACCGGCGTGGTCTTGCCCGCGGGGATGAACTGCCCGCGCACGCCGTTGATGATGGCGTCGAGCCCGGCGCCGGCCTGCACGATCTCGATCTGCCCGTCCAGGTCGTCGTCGCCCAGCGACATGACCGAGCTCACCCAGGCGCCGGCCTGGATGATCCACGTCGCGCCGTAGGTGGCGGTGCCGGCCATCGTCTCGACCAGATCCTCGAGCACCGCTTCTTTGCCGCTGCCGTCGGTGGCGAAGGCACCGTTGCAGGTGTAGGCCGCGTAGTCGTACCAGGTGCCGGTATGCGTGCCGGTGCCGGCGCTGGTGATGTCGATGGGGATCTGCGCGAAGGCGTTGGCGACGCTGGTCGCCAGTCGGAAGGCTACGCGCGAGGTGTCGTAGATGACGTAGTAGGTCGTGCCGGCAGACAGCGGCGCCGGCAGCGTGCCCGTGGTGGTGAAGCGCACGCCGTCGCCCGTGGAAAACCAGCGCTCGCTGGCGAACAGCATGTAATCACCTGACGTGTTCGCCGTGCATGTGGCCGCGTATGCCTGCACCGTCGCCGACAGGCGCGCTTCGCAGGCGTTGGCCGCGGTGTTGCAGGCCGTGACGTCGATCTCGCTGGCGTTGACGCCCAGGCCGTAGGACGACGTGAGGAAGTCGCGCACGATCAGCGCGGGGTTCTCGGTGTAGACCGTCGTGCTGGTGCGCGTGTCGTAGACCTTCTTGCCGCTCACGTCGACGGTGATCTGCGGCGGCCCGGCCTGAAAGCGCGGCTCCTCGAGGTCCAGCGTGACGACGATGCCGGCCAGGCCGCGCAGGCGGTGGTTGCTAGTCCACTGCGACGGCGCCACGCTGTTCAGGTAGGTGTCGACCGCCTGCCCGCTGGTGCCCAGGAACTTCGACACGCGCAACGCGGCCACGCTGGTGTTGACGGTGTAGCTGACCGTCACCACATTGCCGGTTGCGTTGCTGATGCGCGTGTTTCCCATGCTCAGGCTCACGCTGGCCGAGGTGTAGGCGGCGTCGATGCCGCTGCCGAAGGTGGACCAACTGTTGACCACGCTCACCACGGCCGGCGACACGTCCACGTAGCTGCCCGCCGGCACGTCGACCGTGCGAATCGCTGGCTTCGATGCGGTGTAGAACTCCCCGCTAGTCACCCAGCCGCTGCCGTCCAGCGGGCCGATGCTCACGCCGTCGATCAAGACGTCGTTGATGGCCTGCACCTCGTGCGCCGCCACCACGATGACCAGGTGCTTGTACGCGTCGGCCTTGGTGTAGGTCGAGCCGTTCTCCCTGACGCCCGTCTTGTCGCTGGTGAACATGGCCACGATGTCGCCGCCGACGATGCAGCGGCCGTACACCACGCGCACCGGCGGGTTCGCCTGCAGCAGCGTCAGGCTGCGGTCTTCTAGGCTGGCGTTGTATTCGGCGCGCTGGCGGGCTGCGGCCTTGCGGGCCTTGCGGCGTTGCTGCGCTGAACCGTAGACGCTGCTGACGAACGAGATGATGCCGATCGCCTGCACCACGGTGATGGCGGAAATAGCCGCCCACGCCGATGACAGCGCCGCCGTGATGCTGATGGGGTCCGCCCACGCCAGCGCGGGCCACAGCAGCAGCAGGGGCAGCCACTTCACGGGCCGACCCTCCACGCGTGCGTCGCCTCGCGCATCGGCACGAAGCCGATGCCCCCACCGACCAGCAGCACCACGGCCTGCTCGCCGGTGCAGATGCCCAGCGCCTTGTGCTCGATCAGCACCAGGTCGCCCACGCGGGCCTCGGCCGGCGCGCAGTCCTCGAAGCCCAGGCGCTGCTGCACCGCGTCGGCCAGCGTGGCGCCGATGCGCCGCGTGACGCGCGCCGCCGCCGGGCCGCTGGGCGTGGGCGGAAGCCCGGCCAGCGCGTCGATGCCGGTGACGCGCTGCACCCAGCCGGCGGCGAAGTGCGCGCAGTTCCAGTCGCGCCAGCTGAATTGGCGTTCACTGCATTCGGCCATGTACAGGCCCAGGAGGTGTGCGCTGCTCATGCGAACAACCCTGCGTCCTCAGTCCTAATGCCTCGGTGGTAGCGACTCAGCACCGTCTGGTACTTGGCCCCAGCTCGACGCGCTGCCTCCGAAAGACAGACCATATCGCCTCGATATTCGATGCGGATCGACTGACTTGTGTTTCCGGCCTGCTGCTGTCGTGTGGCCCACCTGCAGTTGTTCGGCTCGTAGTTGCCGTCGTTGTCGATGCGGTCCAATTCGTGAGCGAGTGATGGTCTTGAACCCATGCTTTTGATGAAGGCTTCGAGGCTTTGCCACTCCTTGCAGACGGCGATGCCACGGCCTCCATACCGTCGGTAATGGGCATGCGTGTGGTTGCTGCACCGCTGATGCATCTGGTACCAGACCATGTACTCAGGCGCTTTGTGTAGTCCATGCGTCATATGAGCAGCGCGCACGCGCTCAGCGCGCAAGCACCCACAAGATGTGGCCGCGCCATTGCGAAGCGTCGCAGCCTGCGGCATGTTCGTCTTGCCGCAGTCACATCTGCACAGCCATTGCGTCTTAACGCCGGTGCGCGTTGGCGCCAGACCAATCACCGTGAGCCGGCCGAATCGCTGCCCAGTCAAGTCAATGAAACGGCCCATCCCCTACACCTTTTGAAAAGCGCGCGTCAGCCACAGCGCCGGCTGCTCGATGAGCTTGGCCACGTACTCCAGCCCCAGGTCGCCGGGGTAGGCCATCTGCTGCTGCGCGTGGTTCAGGCGCAGGCCCGGCGCGTTGCGGGCGCGGGCCATGCCGTAGCGGCTGCACTGCATTTCGAGCG